CTACTGGTGTGGATGAGTTGAGCAACCTTAATATCGAAATGTTGGCTGAACACACTAACGCTGATGACACTGTTGTTACCCTCAGTGCAGGGAATCAGAAGTTATTCACAGGCGGTGTTGATGCCGTGTTAACCGATGTGACCCCTGTTGGCTACACGATTACGGCTAACAACTGGAAGGTAGCTACTCTCAATGACCATGCTCTCATAGTTCAAGAGGCACATGAAACTCTGGTTTACACTGAAAGCGACACCCCTAATGTACAGAAGCTAGTCGATTACACAGGCGTAGCTCAGGCTTACGGGGCAAGTTACCCTCGTGATGTGTTAGCTGCCTACGGTCGTTTCTGGGCACACGATGGGTCTACTATCTACTGGTCAACAGACATTGCTGACACAGCCTTTCCAGCCTTCAATGGGGGCACTAGCGGCACTTTAAACATTGCTGCTGTACTACCTAACAACGTAGACACGATAACGGCTCTAGCGGCTCACAATGACTTTCTAATTATCTTCTGTTCTCGTAACATTGTTATCTATTCAGGCGCTAGCGACCCTCTTGGTAATTTCCAACTGAATGATATTATTGCTGGTGTTGGTTGCGTAGCTCGTGATTCTGTTCAAAGCACTGGTGGCGACTTAATCTTCCTGTCTGACACTGGTGTTCGCAGTTTAGGTCGTTTGTTGCAAGAGAAGTCATTGCCTATGCGTGACTTAACCCGTAACGTTCGAGATGATTTACTGGAAACAATGGGCACTGAGTTTGGTATTGTAGGAACATACGACAAGGTTCGTAGTGTTTACTCAGAGGCTAACGCCTTCTACCTTATTTCTTTCCCATCGACATCGATTGTTTACTGTTTGGATATGCGACAAGCACTAGAGGATGGTTCTTCTCGTGTTACTACTTGGTCAACTAAAACCACAGCTTTCCTACGTAACCGTGCTCGTAATGTGTTGTTAGGTAAAAAGAATGGGATTGGTTTATACACTGGTTATTTGGACGACACTACACAATACCGCATGAAGTACTCCTCTAACTTTATGGACATGGATAATAGTTCTATGACCAAAATGGTTAAAAAGGTGAGTATAACTGTTATTGGTGGTAGTGGTCAAGACTTTGTTATTAAGACGGGTTACGATTACTTAGGAGCTGCCTTCTCTTATCCTTTTACAATTAACGAAGGGGTTGGTAGCGAGTACAACGTTGGTGAATACAACATTGCTGAGTATACAGCTGGTGTGTTAATCGACAGGGTTAATGCTCAGGTACAAGGGTCAGGTAAAGTTATACAGATTGGTTTTGAGGCTAATGTCGAAGGAAGTGAAATTAGCGTTCAGAAATTGGATATGTTTGTTAAAACAGGAAGGATTAGCTAATGTCTAATTATACGAAGCTAACAGATTTTGCTGCTAAGGATACACTTCCTTCAGGCAATGCAGGTAAGTTGGTTAAGGGTACGGAGATTGATGATGAGTTTAACGCCATCTCGACTGCCGTAGCCTCTAAAGCAAATACAGCATCTCCCACCTTTACGGGAACTGTAACACTAACAACACTCAACGGTGCTACTGTTGACGGTGGTACTTATTAAGGAAATAACATGGCAAGTCTTTTAGATGCGATTACTGATAATCCTTTGCAAGCTCTATCAGCAGCGGCTAACTTATGGGGTGGTTATAAATCATCTAACCAAGTTCAGGATGCTGCTGCTCAGGCGGCTGCGGCTAACACAGAGGCAGCTAAAATTGCTGCTGATGCTGCGGCTTTCAAGCCTTATGCTATTTCCACTGGCTTCGGTTCTAGTTACTTCGACCCCAGTAAAATGCAAGCGGGTTATGAACTAGACCCATTATTGGCTGCTTTCCGCAACAAGATGTATGGCACAGGTGCGGAGTTTCTAGGTCAGGTACAAACAGACCCACAAGCGGCAGCACAACAGTATTATAACCAACAGCAGGCGTTAATGGCTGGTAGTCGTGGTGCAGAAGACATCGCCCTACGTCAACAACAACTGAACAGTGGTCGTATTGGGTTAGGGTTGTCAGGTGCTTCTCAAGGCGCTGGTGCTGGTACAGGGTATGTTAACCCACAGCAATACCAACAGCAACTAGCTCGTTCAATGGCTGACCAACAACTAGCTGCTCAGTCGACACAGCTTGCACAGGCTGACATCGACCGTGCTATCTCTCGTGGTACTGGTATGCTTCAGACTGGTTTGGGTATTGAAGAGTATGGGTTACGTCCTCTCACCATCGGTGCTGACATTGGCTCTAAACAGGCAGTGTCGGGTGGCAACCAAGCGCAGGCTCTATTGGCTGGTGGTCAAGGCGCTGCTCAGGCAAACCTTGCTGGTTCTATCGCTGGTGCTCAGGCGTTGCAGGGTGGTATCAAAGGCTTTACAGGCTTGTTCTCAGGCAGATAAGGGGTAATTATGGCTGATGGATTATTTGGGTTTAAAAACCCTGCAGAGTTGCAGAATCAATATTACTCTGGGTTAATGGTGTCTCCAGCACAAATAGGTCAACAAGGGTTGCTACAGCAATTGGTCTCTACTGCCGCTAATGCTGGTGCAATGATGGGATATGGCGGTGGTCGTTTGTTGGGTGGTAAAGTTGCTGGTGAAGCTGATGCGGAGGTTATTCAACAAGCGTTAGCAGATACACGTGCTGAGACAGACCCTACGAAACGTCTTCGATCTATGGCTGATATTCTTACCGCTAAAGGTATGGATGATGCCGCATTTAAACTTTCAGCGCAAGCAGATAAGTTTGAAGAGGCTTCTCTTTCTAAACAAGAGAGGGAAGCTCGCATGGCTGAAACTAAGAGAAAAGCGGATAAAACTGCGGCAGAAGAAGCAAAACGTGTAAAATTAGTAGATAGTCGCAAAGAATCACTAAGGCAAAAATTTCCAAATATGAATGAAGCCGATGTGGAGTCTATCGCAACTGATGACGCTACATTCCGTGCTTACATTAAACCACCAAAAGATAGCACACCATCTGAATTTGGGAGAATGTTGTTAGAGGCTGGTTATGATCCTGATTCTGACGAATATAAGAAGAAGATGGATGACTACACTGCTGCTAAATTAAAAGCAGCAAGTGGTAATACAGAAGCTGTTGAAGCTCTAAAAGTACAACAGCTGCTGTTACAGATTGAACTTTCTAAGCAAAAGGTAGAAGGTGAGAAAGCTAAAGCGGCTGACAAAGAATATAAAAATAAACTTAACTTTTTAGTTGGACAATATCAAACAAAGAGAATGTCTGGCTTTGTTAAACAAGCTAAAGATTTAGTTAACGAATGGTCTACTGGTTGGGGTGCTGCTTTGTTTGATAAACTGCCAGCATCAGACGCTAGAAAACTTAGGAAAGCAGTTGACACTATTCAAGCCAACATTGGTTTTGATAAATTAACACAAATGAGGGCAGCATCACCAACTGGAGGGGCGTTGGGACAAGTTTCTGAGCGAGAACTTGGGTTCCTGCAAAGTGTTCTAGCTAACTTAGATACACTGACTGATCCTCAGCAATTGAAAGAGAATTTGGATGCAGTTGAGAGGCATTATCAAATGTTTCTTAACTTAGAAAAAGCAGGACAACATGCGTCTAAAAATGGATGGTCTGATGAACAAAGTACTCGTTTTGTAGATGCTTTGGAGTCTGGTAAGTCTTATTCTGAAGCTCTTGCGATTGGTGATGGCAGAGTAGAATCTTCTGCGGGTACGTCAGCACCCTCTGCGGGTACGCCAGCACCCTCTGCGGGTACGCCAGCACCCTCTGCGGGTACGCCAGCACCTCCAGTTGGAGACGCTAAACCGAAACCAACCAAGAGGTTTAATCCGGAAACAGGGAAATTGGAGGATATGTAATGCCTAAATATGTTGAGTTCAACGGTGATGTCATCGAATTCCCAGATAATATGTCGGATGAGGCTATTGCTGCTGTCTTAACAAAGCAATCAACTCCTGAAGCACCCTCCCCTGAGCCTATAAAGACTGACGAGGAGCCAGCACCAGAAATGGCTGCTGACCCTGAAGCGGCTATGATGCAAGCTGTAGAAACTGGTAAAACAGATTACACAGGTGAGTTAGGTCACCAACTTGCGTTAACAGGAAGAGCCGCTGTCAAAGGAGGCGGTACTTTGTTGGGAATCTTTGGAGATGCTCTAAACTCTGCCTTCAACCTAGTCTCAGCAGGGGCTGGTTCTGACTACCGCTTACCAATGGTGTCAGACACTATTAACAAACTAGCTGATGCTGTTGCTGTACCACGTAATGAGCAAGAACGTGTTATTGGTGCTGCGGCTGAAACTGTTGCTAGTATTATTACCAGTGGTGGTGCAAAGGCTGGTGTTGATTGGTTGGTTAGTAAAGGTGTTAACCCTAACATTGCTGTTAAAACTGTTCAAGAGATGGGGACTAAGTTAGGTCAACAGTCTACAGCAGGTTCAGCGGCAGCGTTAGCGGGTCAACAAGTGACAGAATCAACTGACAACGCTGGTTTAGGTCTAGCGGCTGGTCTTGCTACTGCTTTTCTGACAGGTAAATCACCTAAGATGGCTCGTATGACTGCTGAGCAAGCTGAGAATAATGCCATTTCTTTATATAAGCAATCTCAAAATGCTCAAGTGATATTGAAACCTATGGGAGTAGCTGCTATCAACAAACGTGTGTTAGAAGGTTTGGATGAAAAAACTCTTCCTCTAAAGGGTGAGGGTATGAAGTCAGTCAGAGAAACATTACGCTTGTTTAAACAAAAGGTGGCTGAAACTAACGAACTACCTATCGAGAATATTGAAAAGTTGCGGAGAGATGCGGCTAACCTCATAAAATATGCAGGTGGAAACCAAAACCAACGTGCTGCTGGTTATATAATTAGAAACGCTGTAGATGATTTTATGTCATCAGTAAGCGATAAGATGATTAAAAGTGGCGACAAAGATGGTATCAGGACACTTGTTCAAGGTCGTAATGCATTTCGCACTGCTTCAAGGGCTGGTGTATTAGAGGAAGTCTTAGCAGCAGCTAAATACAAGACTGAAATAAATCCCAATATTAGTTATGACAAAGCTGTTCAACGAGAAATGTTGAAACTAATGGGAAATCAGTCTAAACTTAAAGCTAACTTTTCTAACGAAGAGATAGATCGATTGAAGGATATTTCTAAAGGAGGAAGAGGTCTTCAAGCTCTCATTAATACAATTGGAGTTGGAACTGGTTTAGCTGGTAAGGCAGCAGCTCTTCTGGGAGTACCCGCCACTAGCGGAGCTTCTATATTAGGTTATGGAGCTGCTAAAGGAGCAGAGACAGCCGTTAAAGCAGCGGCAGGTAGAGCTAGACAGCGAGGTATTGAAAATGAAATAACACGCATTCTGGGAGGTACTCCACCTCCTATACAAAGTGCACCTATAGTTGGTTCTATGTTTGGTTTAGAAAATATAGCCCCATAAATAAAGCCCCTGAGTAGCAATACTGAGGGGCTTTTTTTTAGTCTTCTATTTCTAACACTTCTGGGTCTAACTCTGAGAACTCACCTAGATAGAAGGTGAAGAATGGTATTTTAATGATAAGCCCTTCAAAGGCTGCAATAAACCTCCCATCATCATCACCAACAACATGACATATGTTATCATTACTCTCAATATCAAAACCAAAACCTAATCGATAATGTGGTACTAATGTCATTCAAAATCCTCTACTGGAATCAATTTATTAATTTTTATGTTAAAACAGTCGCTTCTAACAACATAATTGTTATCAGGGTCTATATCTCCTTTTCTAAGAAACTTAGAGTCAGTGAAATACTTATTTTTATCATACAAGCCTAACACCCATCCTTTAGTGTTGTCATCTTTTACCCTAACAAAACAATACATATCACATTTCTGTTTGGTATTAAAAGCGGACACCGAACATTCATAATTACTTTTTGGTGTTGTGTTGCATTTTTTGGTTTTTACATCTACTGTTTTACCGTTGCTAAGAATAATGTCATATTCATAAGTGTTCTCAATAGTGCCTCCCAACACTTTGTTAGCCAACAACTCACCTAAAAATCCAGCAAGATTACCGGAACCTTTAGAGATGCTGTTACGTAACACACCTAATTCATTGCTCTTCTTCTTAGCCTCTTCCATCATCTCTTTTGTTATTTCAATTTCAATCATGCTGCTTTTCCCCATACATCATCCCAAGAGCCTTTAGTGGCTCCCTTAGAATAATCTGTTACCCTCTGCTCAAAGAAGTTGGTGTGGCTAACACCTAACATACCATCCACCCACGGCAGAGGATTCTTCTTCACCTTAAATACACCCTTCATACCCATAGCAATCAGTCGTCGGTCAGCTATGTAGCGGATGTATTGTTTTACCTCTTCTGCTCGTAAACCTTCCACCTCAAACATACCAAAGGCTAGGTCAATAAACTTATCCTCTAGCGCCACCATCTCCTGAGCAATCTCTTTGATGCGGTCGCTGGTGCTCTCGTCTGGGTGTTGTTTAACCCATTCACGATATACCTTAATCATCCCCTCTGCATGTTGTGTTTCATCTACGATTGACCAAGCAATAATCTGACCCAAGCCTTTCAGCTTACCGTGACGGGCGAAGTTTAACAACATGACAAACGAGGAGAACAGTTGCATCCCCTCACCAAATGCGGAGATTGTAGCTATTTTCTCCGCAATAGGAGCCTCGCCAAGGTTCTGGTAATACTCATGCTTCTCTACCATCTCACCATACTGTAAAAACTCGTTGTAGGTGCTCTCAGGCAGCCCCAGAGTCTCAATCAGGTGGGCATAGGCAGCAACGTGCAGAGCCTCGCGACCAGCAAAACCACTCATCATCATCCGCACTTCAGGCTGTTTAAACACTGGCAGGTAGTGGGTGTAATACCCATCACCAATGTCTAGGTCGCCCTGCACAAAGAATCGTAGGATTTTAGTCAGGAAGTCTTTCTCTTGTTTGTTAAGTTTCTTCTGATAGTCCTTCAAGTCCTCGCCCATCGGCACTTCTGTATGTAGCCAATGGCTCTGCTCATGTTGTAACCAAGCCTCATACGCCCACGGGTACTTGAATGGTTTAAATGTGTTTCTCTCTTCTGTTAACTGTGGTTTCATTACCATTGTCTCCATGTGTTAGCAATAATGTGTAGACAGGTGATTATCTCTAACCACCTAATCCAGTTTAACCTTCGCAAGCGAGACATGTTTCCCCGTTTGCAATGGCTGTCATATCAATTGTCTCTTCGATGCGCTGACGTTTAATCTGAGCACCAACCTTGTCTGCCTTCCGCACCTTGTCAGAGCGTAGGTAGTATAAACTCTTTAAGCCCATCTTCCAAGCCATGAAGTGAACAGCATGTAAATAAGCAATGGTTGTATCGGGTCGGAAGAATAGGTTAACACTCTGTCCTTGATCGATAAACTCCTGCCGATCTGCTGCTAGTTCAACCAACCATCGCTGGTCAATCTCCATCGCTGTTTTAAATACTTCCTTCACATCTTCGGGAACGTCCAAATGCTGAACGCTACCATCGTTGGCAATAATAGAAGCCCAAGTGTCATCATCATCCATACCAAGCTCAGCAAGCCGTTTAGTAAGGAATCGGTTACGGTAGACAAACGCACCACTTAGAGTATCCTGCCTAAATACATTTGCTCGATACGGCTCAATGGATGGCGAAGTGTTACCCATAATAAGACTGGAAGAAGCATTGGGAGCAATAGCCATGTGATGACTAAAGCGGCGGTCAACCCCAGACCAAGCTGCATCCGGGCAAGCGCCTCTTTTAAGAAACAAAGTATGATCTGCACGTTTACATTCCTCACTAATATGTTTAAAGATGTCACGGTTAGTCAGCTTCGCCATAACCCCATCGATAGCCATGTTATTCTTTTGCAAGTACGCATGGAACCCTAGAGTACCAAGTCCAACAGACCTCTCATCGGTAGCAGAACGAATAGCACGGCGAATATGGTCAGGGGCAGTATCAATAAAATACTGAAGAACATTGTCAAGCATCTCCATAATGTCAGGAATAAACTGCTTGTTATCTTTCCAATCATCGTAGTACTCCAAATTCACGCTAGATAGACAACAAACTGCTGTTCGGTCGGCGCTGGTTGGTAAAAAGATTTCTGTACATAAGTTAGATCCGTTGATCTGCAACCCCTTATCATCTAACCATGATGGTAACGCACGATTAGCATTATCAATAAAGATTAGGTACGGCTCACCTGTCTGCATACGCAAGTCCAAAATCTTCTGCCACAATGCCTTAGCACTAACCACCTCGACAACTTCGTTGTTAGCGGGATTTATAAGTTCCCAATCGTCGTTAGCATCACCATCTTTCATGCATTTCTCTAGCACCTCCATAAACTTGTCAGAGATGTTAACACCATGATTTAAATTCAATGTCCGTAGGTTTTGGTCGCCTGTGGGCTTACGCATCTCTAGGAATTGAATAATATCAGGGTGGCTGATGTCTAAGAAGGCAGCATAACTACCACGCCGTGTGCGTCCTTGTCGATACGCCAACGAAGAAGCATCATACATTTTCAAGTGAGGCATCACCCCTGTAGATTTATCATCACTGTTCCTAATGCCAAGATGGACACCAACACCACCTCCAAGCATTGAAAGCCAGTTAGTTTCAGATAGGTTGTTAACCAAACCTTCTGCGCTATCATCCATATAGTTAAGGAAACAGCTAATAGGTAGCCCACGCTTACTACGCCCAAAAGAAAGAATGGGAGTGCTATAACTAAGCCAATGCTGACTACTATAGTCATAAAGTCGCTGAGCATGTTCAGGGTTACTGCTAAAAGCCTCCGATACATAAGCAAACCTTTCTTGAGGACTAACCTCATTCTCCATCATGTAACTTTCACGCAACCGCTGAAGCCCTAAAGCATCGAACAGCTTGTCCCGCTCTAAGTTAATTTTAATTGTCATCTAGTAGTTCCTCTAAATAGTCAGCCATATCTTCAATCCTATCCTGAAAACGAGCAACAATCTCTTCTGTGTTAATCTCTAACACTTCCAAGATTGTCACCTCGTCCAGACGTTTTAGTTTATCATAAATGTCAGGGAGTGTCAGCATATTTCTTCTGTAAATAGTTCATAGAGAGAAACATCTCGTCGAAAGCGCCATCCTTGACCTCGTTCAACACCACCAACCCACGCCAATGTGTGTTACTCAGTTGATCCATGTAATCTTCGTTATGTAGGTAGAACGAACCAGCAATTATTCCGCAGATTGCCGTTCCGTCCGCTCTCTTCCCATAAGCAACTTGCTTACCCTGCTGATGCCCAGCAACACAAGACATATGGAGCTTATTAACGATAACACTAGCAGAGCTGGCTGCCCTACCCATAGCACCAACTGGAAAGTAGTGGCAGAAACCAACACCATTGATAAAAACAGGCTTAAGAAATTCATATACTTCCCAATCTTTTTTGTAGTTTAGGTCGTCAGTCGAAATCACACCTTCGAGCATAGGCGTGTTAGCCACTGCGCGGTTGATGCGATTCTCATGGTTACCCATTGTTAAAATCATACGAGGCTTGTACACCTTGTGTTTCGTTGTCTTCTGTGTTGCCTGTAAGTCACGCAACGGTTTGAGCAGCTTCTTCATACCAATCTGGGCAGCGTTAATGTCATCCTTATAACGCTTCCCTTCAAAGTATTTACTACCAGTCTTATCGTGGGTTGATAGAGAGGGCATATCTGCGAAGTCGCCAATGTTAATAACAACATCTGGTCGGTAGTCGCAGATAGCCTTTCCAGCCCACGTAAGGTGGTCAGTAGCTACTCCCGGCTTTACTTGACAGTCAGGAATAACTAAGATTTTCATTCAGCAAAAGCCTCTCGTGAAGATTTACGATTCCAATAGTCGTCCAACATGATGTCGACATTCTCGTACACACCGACATAACCACAAGTATCTAGGAATGCCGCAAACTGCCGCATAACATCATGCCACATAGCGTCATCAGGGCAAACATAGAAATGTTCAGTGCTAGATGATACTGATGGTCGTGAACTACTCTTCTTAAAGTGGTAATACTGCTTATCTTCCATGTTAACCTCCATACAAACTAGGGAACAGTTTAGTCAAAATTGCTTTACATTTCTCAGCAACTTCTCTGTGTTCCTTCTGTGTTGCAACATCACAGCGAATGTCTACATAGTGCATCCAACTCCGCAGTGTCCCATTCATGTACATCCGACTCATTGTTAACCCTTCTGGTAACACCTTACGGGCAACTTCCTTAGCAATACCATTGTTCAAAGCAGCCCCATAAGCAAATTGAGCCTGCTTCATAACCAGTAGTTGCTGTTCATCCCACCACCGCTGAAGCTCCCTATCCTGTGTTGGTAAGGAGTTTTGGCGGTTTTTTTCATCCTGCATCCGAGCCTCACCATATTCAGCACCAAGTGCCTCAGCATAACGCTGACTGAACTCTTGAAAGCTAAACGAGCGGTGGCGTATAATCTGTCGCGCAATGTCTCTTGTACACTCAATCTCCATACAAACATTAACCATCTCAAATGGACTCCAATGTTTGTTATTCATCAGGTAACGGAGTAGCTTAGGAGCCGTCTCTTTGTTGTCCTGATTAGTTGGATTAGACACGCGAGCCATATATGCCACCTTTTCCTCTGCATCGGGGGTAGCCCATACTAGCTTTACGTTCATTTGTCTGCCTTTACTCCGAGATATGCTAACATAATTTTAGAGGCATTAATGTAGCTTTCGACTTGCTTTTGGTTATCCTCAATGAACTTGTCTGGCTTACCCCAATACTTGTCACAATACTCTCGCCACATTTCCATTGAGCTTTCGAGTTGTTTAACAAACGGATTACTATCACTACTGTATTCTAGTTTCATTTTTTCCTCTGCTTTCTTTCTGCATTTGTTTTATCTTTATGACATTGTTTGCAAAGAACTTGTAAATTTTCTTCTTCGCAATACAATCTGTCAGAAAAAGTTTCTAAATCTTTAAAACCATCTTTAGGGTCTACCACAGGATTTATATGATCTACTTGTACGTCATTAGCGACAAAGAAATCATTACAACCAGCACATCGATAATGCTCAGCCATTCTTCCTGTTTTTTTATTTATCATCTTACCTACTTTAGCATTTTCTTTGGTATCCCATAAAGGCTCCCATCGCTTCATGTATGCTCGTAAGGCTGATATTTTAAAAGCCCTATATCTAGCTTCAGTCCATCTACCCTTGTTATATTTTCTGCTGTTCATACTGATACAATAACTGGGCAAATCCCTCTACAAACCTTTCATCGTGATTGCGCTCCCCCATCGTAAACAAAATGGCATGGACAATCTCATGCATCAATGTGACATCATAAGATTGACCTTCCAACTTGTCGTTAATTAAAATGACACTTTCATCTGGGTTTGTCGAACCTAAATCTGCCATCGGAGTTCGTTTCACAACCCATGTGATACCAGCTAGTTTAAACTTCTTCATTCGGCGGCTCCCACATTTGGTTTGGTTTTCGTCGTAGCCAAAGAAGTTGAGCATTCTCCAAGACACGTTCTTTTCCCATCCCCTCCACACAACACTGATAAAACTGTTGTTCCGTATTCAAAGGAGCCAACATCTTTTCTGACCGAACAACACCCACACGAGGCATCCCTTTGATATTGTCTGCCGAATCTCCCATTAGGATTTGCTTGTAAAAGAAACGCAACCCTTCCTCTGGAGTAACATACTTTTTTTCTTGTTTCACAAAATTGTAATGCCATCCCGGAACCTGCATAAAGTCTTTATCAATTGATACAATGATGCAATCATCACCAAACTCTGTAGCTTTGATGGAAATGTCATCATCAGCCTCTTGTCCATCACTAACACTAGCTCCCCAAGCTGTCTGTAAATATTCCCG